GGATAATTTCGTCAATGTAATACTCGCGTTTTGGCTTTGCCAAACCGTTAAACTGCTTGTACACCTCCCACTGGTCGAGCAGATATCCCAGTGGCATGAGCCACACTTCAGACTCCTGGCGGCCGAGCAGGGTTGTTCCATAAAAAATCAGCCGGGTAAACAACTCATTATCATTTATCCGGCTTCCACGTTTTTTGGCGCCGCACCTCCAATGACGCTGTCGTCCTCACTTTCCACATTCCGCTTCGTTCCTCTATACATTGCGTCCATGATGGCGTTTTTATAGTCCGCGAGCTCAAACGGCGAGGTAAGTAGTTCGACAGCCTCCTCGGTGAGCAGCTCGCGTTTGTCTGCGGGATTCTGCAGATTGTTTACGAGCACCGACTGGTTGGCAAGCAGTGTGATGAGCCATACGATTTCATCGAGAGCCATCTCGAAATTTTCTGTTTTCATCAGCTTTTCACCAAGGTTGGAAAGCCCGCCATAGCGCCCCGCGATTTCCTTTGTTGCTTTCGTGGTGAGGAGCATCTCATACTCAACGCCACCAATGGTGATTTTCGAACTTCTTTCATCAGCCATTAGCCTTCACCTCCGGTCTGCGCCGTGAACACAGGCTCATAGACCTGCGTGTACCAGCCGGTGATAACAGATGCCGGTACGCTCGTATCGTCCTCGTTGGCCTCGGCTTTCCAGGGATGCTTACCGTTTTCATCCAGCTTGTTGCGGCGGAACACCGTACCTTCGATGGTAGGAGTGGAAAAGGTGATGCTGTCGCCCTTGGTGGCGAGGTTGGTCGCCGGAATACCGAATTTCACTTTGTACAGCCAGAAATAGCGGTACTTCCCATTCGCCTTTTTTGCTCGGAAGCCTACCGCAACGGGAGTGCCGCCATCCTCGCTACCGGATACCACAACGTGATTGTCGTCAAGCTTTGCGCCCGTCAGGTCCTCGGCGGCCGTAACGCCGATATCGTCGATGCCAAGCGAGAGCGTACCGCTTTTGAATTCCTTAACAACCTCTGCGGGACCGTCGTCGGCAAAAAGCGTCGCTTCCGCAAGCTCGACCGACAGATCCGCTTTCATCGCCTTGGCGAGTGAAATGGGAGTACCGTAGGTTTCTGTTCCATCTACAGCCTCCGTGATTTTTGAATAATAGAGCTTATCAAGCCCGATAGTAGCCATTTGTTATTCCTCCAGTTCATAGCTTTTTGCCACATCGATGGCATAGTGGTGATAGCCGATATCATTCTCATACCCCACATACCGACGGTCAGTTATGGTGAATTCCGCGTTCAGCAGGGCGCGGACAATTTGATTTTTAACCGATGTGTAGTTGCCCCTATCAAATAGAGACAACCGCGCTTCCTGTGTTTCGTTCCGGGGCTTGTTATCGGAATACAGTTCAAAAGTATCCGCCAGCGGCGTAATCACGACATATCGTTCCGGGGCGGATTCCGAAAAAGCGCCTGTCTCAACGGGTAGAATTGGTGAGATGAGGTCGCTCAGTTCTTGAAGCAAGCTCATATGTTTTTGACTTCCTTTTCAAATGTCGCAATCATTGCGTCAACACAGGCATTTTTACAGGATGATTTCGCGGGTTTCAGAAAAGGCTTCGGAGGCTGTCCGCTTTTTCCGTATTCTAGGACGCCCGCGATCATGGCGTTGCTTTTACCGTCGGAACGAGGTTCTGAAAAGCCTACCTTTACATTAAAATTTCCGTCCTTATCCTGTTTTGCGGAAGAAACACCGAGTGCCAAGAGCAGTTCCCCCGTGGAGCGGCTTTTTTCTTTTGTGCCACTACCGATAACGGCCTGCAGGTTTGATTTGACCTTGGCCTCCACCACCTTGCCACCCGCTTCCAGCACCTTTGGAATGATTTCATCGGTTTTTTCACCGAGCCGCGAGAGTTTTAGAAGGAAGTCCTCTGGCATCTGAAATGTTGCTTTAGCCACTTGGCTTCACCTCCTTTGCCAGCACCTCGATATACATCCCGCGCCCTTTCACGTTCTCCACGGAGGTGATTTCAAAACGACCTTCTTTGTTCACCAAAACCATTGCAATCGTTACGGTCACATTTGGAATTCGGCGAAAGCAGAAAAGGTCGGTAGCTTCAGAGAATTGAGCGCGGTTTGCCCACTTCTCGTTACCGTGCCGACCCTCCCTGTATGCTCTGACCGAAGCCACGACATTGTCGATTTCTGTCGAGAAACCCTCAGAGTCCTTGACTGTCAGTTTTTCGATCAGGTCAATAAACGTAGTCATCTTTCCGTAGCTCATGCTCACACCTTCCTCCAATCCTGCTCCAGATGCCTCGTGCTCACCTTCCCATTACACTTCATAAGTGATAAGGTCACAGTTTTTCTGCATTGTATGGTGTTAGACTTATTAAAAAGAGCGGACCATTTTGCTGAAAAGGAGTGAACGAAGTATGATCGTGTATTATTTAGTTGGTGCCGTAATAGGCGGTCTTGTTGGGTATCTCGTCTTATACAGGTTAATTGGATGCTCGACCGGGGCCTGTACGATCACTGCAGACCCATACATTTCAACACTATATGGCATTATATTGGGTGTGCTTCTTGTAAGTGGAATAGCCTCACCGAAGAATCCAGCAGATTTAAATGACGCCACCCTCTCTTCTGCAACAGAGTATAAGAAGATCACCGCAGAAGATGCAAAGGCCAGAATCGACAGCGAAAACGAAGTAGTCATTCTCGATGTGCGAACAGAAGAAGAGTATAAAGCTGCACACATACCCAATGCGATTCTTTTGCCGAACGAAACCATAACAGATACGATGCCGGATTTACTGCCTGATCCAGATGCCGAGATTCTCATTTACTGCCGTTCCGGAAACCGGAGCGCACAGGCAGCAAAAAAGCTTATAGCCATCGGATATACGAATGTGTATGACTTCGGCGGAATAAACGATTGGCCGTATGATACAATAACCGAGCCTTAGGTTTTTCAGCCGATATTTTCACACCTTCCAATCCCGGTCGAGCCGTAGAAGCAGGTTGACGGTATTCCAAACCTGCTGCGAGGCCTGCACGTTGTCGGCAAAAAAGCCGCCGGTGCTGCCGTCCCGGCTCTCGTAAAAGTGGGACGACAGCATGACGACGGCTTGTTCCGTGGTGGTGGGCATTTTGCTTTCATCAGCATAGGTGCCCGACGCGATGTGCTGATAGCTTTCCGCGTAAGAAACGGCGGCGGTGATGTACATCTGCAGGAGTTCGTCGTCCGCCGTGTGCTCAAGAATGAGATTTGCTTTGACTTTTTCAAGCAGCGTCATATAGTCGCCGTCCTTTCGCTATTCTTGAGCATCCGCTGTCATGAGTCCGGCGGCCTTCAGCTTTGTGAGCAGCGCATTAAAATCGGCCAGCAGCCCCGGAATATCCTCAGCCGTGCTCGCCGGCTGATTTTCCGCCGCAGGTATTTCCGGCACCACAGGGTAAGCCGGTACATAGAGGTTGCCGTCAGCGCCGATTTTGGCAGGAACGGTATCCGTTTCGGCTCTCGCGGCTGCTTTCACTCCTCCATATGCTGTCTCGTTGGCTGCAGAGATTTGAGGAGAAGGAAGCCCCGTTACCGAGGCTCCCTCCTTGATTTCAAGCGTTCCGCCGATAACGGTTTTCTCGCCGCCCTGTTCGGTATAGTTCTTCGCGTTATAACTCATACTGCACCTCCATTACGCTTTCTGTTGCAGGACCTTAATGGCTTCGGGCAGAATCAGCTTACCGTCCACACGCTTGGAAGCGAGGAAACCAACCTGGCCAGTATCAGCATATCGCTCGTTCAGTCTGCGGAAAGTGATGCCCTGACGGTCGCCGATCCAGTAAAAGTTCAGATCCCCGAACAAGACGGGTTTACTGCCAGCCGCTATCGAAGGCATATACGGAGACGTAAATATCTGTTTGCCCAACAGGGTGTCAAACTGGCCCTCGTGAAGAGCCGGCTGCCACAGGTACTGGCCATTGCCGTCCTTCAGTTTACGGACTACCGCAATTGTCGCGTCGGAAAGCACCCAAATGGCGTTCTTGCGGTACGGAGCGCCGAGGGAGTAGTAGAGGCTAATGATCTCATCGGCGGTGATGGTGGTGGAGCTCGCCGCAGTGACACCAACGGGAGCGCCGAAAGTGGCATCCAGAATGCCTGTGGGCTTTCCGTTACCGTTGCCATTAAGGAAAGCATCCTCTTCCTTATCGCCAATACGGCGGGCAAACT